GGAGTTAACAACGGGTTCAAATGAAAGTAAAATACACAAAAGTCTTTACAGACGAATACGGCGACACTTTTTGCCCCGGATGGGTTGCAGAACACACCGACGCTGAAGGGCAGCGCCGGATTGATTTAGGCGTGTGTGTAGAAGTAGATCAGGAAGCCCGTTCACGCAGGCAAGCGCCTGAAGTTGCCACATCGGTTGAATGTGTACCAGATGCAGCGCAAAAGGCGGGCATTTTTGGCAAAACAAACAAGTAACAAACACAAATAAATAAAACGCTATGGCACAGACCACAGGAACAGTTTTAGCTAAAAACATGAAGTTGTACGCAGGTGCAACGGCATTTACTTGTCAGGTCGATGTAAGCCTGGCAGGTTCTACCAATATGTTCGAGACCACTTGTAAGGATTCAGGGGCAAATGCCGCGTTCCTTCCAGGTACTAAGTCTTGGACCGCAAGCGGGTCGGCGAATTTCGCAGACGATGCTACCCTTGGTTTCAATACCTCATCCACAGGTATTTTCGCCAAATGGGATGCACAAACCTCCGTTTCCATTGTATTCCAGACGGCAGCGACCGGGGACACCAAATGGAGCGGTACAGCTTACGTTTCAAGCTGGACACTCAACAGCTCCGGCAATGATGAGGCGGTAACCTATGACTTTGAGTTGCAGGGCACAGGCGCACTTGCTATGGCAGTGATTTCGTAAAAACAACCTTTACCCGACAACACAAAATGACAGAATACATTAATTTAGGGGGAGTAGAGCGCCCCGTCCGTTTTGGTTTTGCTGCTTTATATCAGTACGAACAAAGGACGGGGCGCAACGCCCTAACAGATTTCGCCGCAATGCAAAGCGGCACGGCTTCAGTCTCTTTAATGGTGGATTTGCTTTTTGCCGGATTATGCGCGGGAACGCGATACGAAAAAAAGCAAGTTGACTACACGCAGGAAGATGTAGCCGAATGGATTGGTAGCGACATGGGTACACTCCAAAAAGCAGCCGAAATGTTTGCAGCATCATTTGAGCCAGCACAGGAGGGCGAACCAGAAAAAAAGATCAAGCCCCTGAAAGCTATACGGGGGCAGGCTTAGACTGGCAAAACCTGATTGAGTTAGGGGCGTATTGCGGAATGAGTGAACGCGAATTTTGGGAAAGTACGCCGCGATATTTATCGGCACGGCAGAAAGCAAAGACGCGAGAAATGCACCTATCATGGGAACAAACGCGGTTTTTGTCCTACACGATGTACAAGACGGTAGACAGCAAAAACAAGATTCGCAAACCGTCCGACGTGTGCAAGTTCCCATGGGAGCAAGACATTCCGCAATTTGTACCACAGACTAAAGAAGAATTACAGTCTTTCAGTGATGAAGCAGACGAAATACTAAGAATCACACAGCCAGAAGTGTACAAAAAGTACATGGAGGCTAAACTCGCACAAAATGGCAGCGCCTCAGCTTAACGTCCGTGTCGGCCTCCTTTTCGACGAAAAGGCCCTGGCTACTTTGGAGAGGCAAATGCGCTCCAGCGGCCAGCGTCTTTCCAAAATTGGTACTGATTTGTCTTTGTCCCTTTCCTTGCCATTGGCAGCGTTTGGGGTAACGGCTATTAAGGCGGCTGGCGACATTGAAAGTTTAACGCTTGCTTTAAAGTCACAGTTAGGGACAGCAGACGCGGCTGCGAAGGAATTGGACAAACTAACAGAGGCGGCAAAGAATCCAGGGTTAGGAGTAGAGCAAGCGGTCAGGGGATCGGTACGACTTCAGGGCGTAGGCTTTGCGGCAGAGGAAGCACGGCAAGTGCTTATTCAAATGGGTAACGCCATTGCATCCACCGGCGGCAGCGCTGAAGAATTGGACGCGGTGACTAAGCAGTTCGCCCAAATGACTTCAAAGGGGCGGGTATTACAGGAAGATATTTCGGTACTTTCTGAAAATATGCCCGGCCTAGCTGGATTGATGCAAAAGGCATTTGGTACGGCGAATGTGGAGGCGATCCGCAACATGGGTGTAACGGGCAAAGAGTTCGTGACCCAGATCACCAAAGCAGCCGAAACATTGCCACGTGTTGAGGGCGGTATCAAAAACGGCATAGGCAACGCTATTGACAGCCTGAAACAAAGCGCAGCAAAGGTGGGCTTTGCAATCAATGAAGCATTTGACGTTACGGGGGCGATAGAATCAGTGAGTTCGGCGGTATTGGCATTGGCGCAAGGGTTTTCGGCATTGCCTGGCCCTATTCAGAAAGTAATTTTAGGGCTTGCAGCGCTTGCGATAGCGACAGGGCCAATAGTCAGCGGTTATGGAGCAATGCAACTGTTAGGCTCAAGGCTTGTGGCTGGTTGGTCTGCGATAGTAGGCGCTGTTAAGCCTGTTATTGCGGCCTTTAATGCTTTGAACCTAGCTACACGCGCTTTCATATTGGTAGGCGTAATTGCGGCGGTTCTTGCCTTTGCGCAGGCATTCAATGAATATCAAAACCAGCTTACCGATGCTGAAAAAGCGCAGCAGTCTTTAGTAAATGTCCAAAAGCAGGCCGCAGAAAGTATCCAGGGGCAAAAGAGCGAGGTTGATACTTTGGTTGCAGCGTACAAGGCAGAGGAAACAACGCTGAAGCAAAAAGAAGAAATACTCAAGGCTTTAAACAGGATTTCCCCTGAATACTTTGGATTAATAAAGACGGGGAAGGGTGATGTGGAGGCGCTGACAGTTGCCACCGGAAGGTATAGCGCAGAGCTTCTAAAGGTTGCTCAAATTACGGCGGCAAAGGATAGGCTGGTGGAGATTGAAAAGGCGCTGTTAAGTGTAACAAAGTCAGCAGAACCGTCCACGCTTCAAACACTTGGGAACATAATCAAGTCCGGCGGGCGATCTTTCCTTTTTGCTGCACAGCAGGCGAAGTCTTTTGGGGACAATATTAATGAGCAAAAAGCGGCCCTTATTGCAGAACGCGACGCAATGACGGGGCTAATAACTACCCAAACCCTGGCAGATGCTTCGACGGGTAAGCTATCAGATAAGTATAAGGGATTAGGCGCGGCGGCTGAAGAAACAAAACCTAAGGTAGACAAGCTTGCGGCCTCCTTAAAAGAGGTTTTAAGTGACATTGAAAACGAATCAAACAGGCAGAATCTTTTAGGGCTTGACGACATAGAGGCAAAACTATCCGTTGCTGAAAGAGGCTTAAAAAAGCTTTTGGACGACGGTTGGAAGCCGACAGCGATAGAGGTTAAAAACGTAGCTGAACAGGTAATTAACCTGCAAACTCAGCTTAATGCGCTTACGCCTCCAAAGCCGATTGTCATTGACATAATCCGAAAGGATAGCACAACCACAACGGTAGCAGGTCCGCAGCCAATTTCAGACGACCGGATAAAAGCCATCCAGGATGAGGCGGCGAAAGAAAAGGCAATCCGGAACGACCTGGCAAAGCAATGGAAGGATACCTACATAGGCGCTGCACAAGAAATAGCGGGCGCTACATTCGCAATAATAGGCAGCGCAAACGCGGCCAGATTTGAAGATGAAAAAAACGCGGCAATATCAGCAGCAGACGCGCAGCTTTTGGCCGCTGAAGGTAACGCAGAAAAGCAGGCTCAAATAAGGGCAGCGCTATCTTCAAAAATAGCGCAGATCGAAAAGAAAGAGGGCAAGCGAAAAAAAGCCCTTGCCATTGCAGAAGCGGTAGTTAATACGGCGGTAGCAGTCACAAAGGCTATTGCTTCAGCACCACCCCCTTTTAACGTCCCTGCTATTGTCGCGGCCTCCATTGCAGGGGCGGCACAGGTAGCGGTAATTGCAGCCCAACCATTTGCACGAGGTACAGCATACGCTCCAGGCGGTACAGCCTTAGTCGGTGAGCAAGGCCCGGAGCTTATCAACTTGCCACGCGGTTCGCAGGTTTTCCCAACGCCCAAAACAAACGCCATGCTTTCAGGCATGGGTGGCGGTAATATGAACGTATCTGGTGAGTTCACAGTACGCGGCACAGACTTGGTTTTGGTACTCGACAGAACACAAAATAAAAACGAACGATTTAGATAATGGCAAAGCGGTTTTACAGTACTTTTTATGATCTAAACGGGGCGCAAGTCACGGTAGATATATATGATACTGACTTTGTCGGGTCGGCCACAGAGTTTAACACCAAGTTTTGCCAGATCACCTACGACAGCGCCGAAAATGACGACCTAAGCAGCCCAATGATAGGCAGCCGTGCAAGTGTGGGAATGGTGATACCTACCACAGACGCGACGCTCACCGCCTTTGTAGAAGACTTTGCCACATCGGTAGAAGATAGATTCACCATTGAAATAGGCAAGAGCGCAGGGCCGGACGTTGTTTGGCGCGGTATCCTGGTGCCTGACTTTACAGGCGAAGAAGATACGGCCCCACTTTTTGTTTTCAAACTGTCAGCGGTTTGCGGGCTTGGACTACTAAAGAAAAAGCCCTACCACAACGGCACGGCTATCTATACGGGCATTGACCGATTCACGGAACACCTTGCAACGGCGCTCAGTAAGTTGGCCCACACCGACGGATTTTGGGGCGGCTCAGATGTATTCATAAAAACGGCGGTGGATTGGTGGTCAGTATCCATGTCCAGCGGGGCAACGGACGACGCAATGTTTCAGGGAGGCGTGGATCATTCCGCTTTTTACAACTACCAGAACGAGGGGAATGTAGATAAGGACGTACTTAGCTGCTACGATGTAGTGTGGCACATCCTAAAGACAATGGAGTGTCGTATCTTCCAGATAGACGGCTCCTGGTGGATCGAACAAATTGCCTACCGTACATCTTCCAGCTATTATACCCGCCACTACTCAAAGACAGGCGGGTATCTATCCAACGCCACAAACTCAGGAGTAATTACGGTTGACCAAACGCGCACAGGGTCTAAAATAGCGACGGTTAACTATGACTTTTTGCCAGCGTTCAAAAAGGCTACGGTAAAGTATGATGTGAAAATTAGGCGCAACTTCCTGAATGGCTTTAATTTACAGCCAGGCAGTGCGCAAATAAACTTCGACCAGGATATAAGCAGCAATGGCGGCGACGCGATTACACGGCTGCGCGGTACGATCTCATACGGGATTCTGAATAACACCTATTCAGGAACGGGTGAAACGCTTTTCCTGGTGCCTGAATTTCAACTAAAAATAGGAACAAACTACCTTAAACGTAGTTATTCAATATCGAATTTCACAGCCAATTTAAGCGCACCTACATGGACGGCAACCAGCTCAGACCGGGCCTACGTTCCAATCCTTTTAGGGCCATGCCCGTCCACAGGCGGCGCAATGAGTGGAACTTTTAGCTTTGAAATTCTTACACCGACCTTACCTAGTGATGGGGACGACAATGTTCTGAACTTCGCTATTGGTTCGCTTTTGAAGTGGACAGGCGGAGCGGTCGACCCTACCAAGTTTACTTTTAACTGGTCGGTATCTGATTTGTTCCTTGAGATTTACGACGAGGGGACACCGATAGTATCAGAGGATCAGATCGCTTACGAATCGGTAAACCCGTCCGCATATACGGACACTTACGAAACGAACATTCGCCTCGGTACGGCTATCCTTTCAAACAGCGCGGGCCGGATCATGCGGTGGAACGGGTCAATCTGGACAGTGGCAACGCTTTGGGGTCAGGGTGTAGATACCAGGGATGACGCTATTGGCGACCTGTTAGCGCGTAACCTGCTAAACTCCAGGGACAGCATACGCAGGCGCTTAAACGGTACGATATTCGGGACGGTAAACCCACGCAAATTGCTATCCACCACAGACGGCAAAAAGTGGCTATTTGGGAACGTGACATGGGACTTGGGGTTAAACTCATTGCAGGGCACTTGGTTTGAATTAAACTACGGGACTGCAGGCGTAAATTCCACGCCTATCAAAATCAAAGTAATTAAGCAGGGGCCAACGTTCCCGCCCACTACTGACCCGTCTATACCAAGCGGCCTTTCAAATAATTCGCCTGGGTTCAATATAAATATGGGGCCGACCGTATTGGCTCCCGTCTCTTACAATGCCCTAAGTACAGGCATTGCTGAAGGGGCTACCGTTACCAGCATCCCAATCAAAATTGCATCCCTAGGGAATGAGTTTTTAGCAGGTGACGGCGTGACATTGGTAAATCCTTACACCGGCCAATATCAGACCTTTGAAATAGCAACAGCGCCCGCATTCGGGGCAACGTCGCTCAGTGTAACCAGCGAAGTCGCCACCAGCGCATTCCCTGAAGATTCATATCTGGTCGTAAAGCAAAACGCATACGCCTTTTCTTTGCCCACAGGTGCGCAGGGTCAAATACTGCGCTACAATGATACGACCGACGTATGGGAGGCGTACGGCGGTGTTACGGATGGTCACGTTCTTACATGGGACACCACAAACGGGTGGCAAGCTGAAGCAGCGGCGGGCGGCGGAGTATCGGATGGGGATAAAGGGGATATAACGGTAACGGCAAGCGGGGCAACGTGGACCATTGATGCCGATGTGGTTACATACGCCAAAATTCAAAACGTTACAGCAAACAGGGTTTTGGGTCGGGTTGGCACGAATGGCGATGTGCAGGAATTAGGGCCGGGAACTTCCATGTCCTTTACAGGGGGCGGGCTTGTTGCACGGGCGGCATTGACGGGTGATGTAACGGCGGCACTCGATGACAACGCCACAACGATAGCGAATAACGCGGTCACTACGGTCAAAATAATAGACGACGCGGTTACATACGCGAAACTTCAAAACATAAGTGCCGCTAACAGGGTATTAGGCCGGATA